AATAGAGAAGCTATTGTTGTTTCTACACCTTTGGGATATCAGGGAGATATAGAGCCTGGAGACACCCTTCTGGTACACCATAATGTTTTTAAATTTTATAACGACATGAGGGGTAGACAAAAAAGCGGTAAAAGTTTTTTTATGGATGATTTGTTTTTTGTAGACAATCAACAGTTTTTTATGTATAAGAAAAAAAACAAGTGGCTGTGTCACGATAAATATTGTTTTATAAAACCTATCTCTACCACTAAATCATTTATACATAAGCCAATGACTGAAGAGCCTCTAATGGGTGAAATAAAATATATAAATAAAACTTTAAAGAAACAAGGGCTGTCAGAAGGGGATTGCGTAAGCTTTAAACCTGATAGCGAATATGAGTTTAATGTAGATGGAGAAAAGCTGTATAGAATGTTTGACCATCACATAACAATGGTATTGTGAACTCACAAGAATTAAAAGTAAAAATAATTGAAGCAGGCAGAAAAGCTGTAGAGCAGCTTATTAAAGTCGCTAAAGAAGATATTATAAAGCACGACCCTGAAGATGAGCTGGCTGCTGATAGATTAAAAAATGCAGCTGCAACAAAAAAACTCGCAGTGTTTGACGCTTTTGATATACTTAATAAAATAGACCAAGAACAAGAAAATTTAGATTCATTAAATAACACAGATTCCAAAGTTGAAACAAAACAAGGATTTGCAGAAAGACGCTCAAAGTAATATCTATAAAATTATTAATGGATATATACCTAAAGGAGTACTGGCTAATAAAAACAGAGCCAAAACTTGGGAGTATGGATACAATGATAAGTATGATTTTGTTTGTATATCTAAAAATGGAAAACTTGGTGACGTAGTAGAAATATCGGGGTTAAGAATAGGACTCCCTTTAGAGCCTAATAAAATTTTTGCTAGGTCTAAGGTTAAATCAGAACAATATTGGGAGCGTAGAGAGCTCCCCAAAGAGCTTTTTAAAATACAATCTATCTTTCAGTGGAATGACATGCCTTCTGTTTTTAAATCAAAATGGGTAGACTACATAGAGGCTGAATTTGATAGCAGAGAGGAGGGACATTGGTTTATGAATAACGGAAAGTCTACTTATATTACAGGCTCTCATTATATGTACTTACAATGGTCTACAATCGATGTAGGTTTCCCGGACTATCGAGAGGCTAATAGAATATTTTTTATTTTTTGGGAAGCAAGCAGAGCTGACAAAAGAAGTTTTGGAATGGTCTATTTAAAAATAAGACGTTCTGGATTTTCATTTATGGGTTCTTCTGAATGTGTAAATACCGGAACACTAGCTAAAGATGCTAGAGTGGGGATACTATCTAAGACCGGTTCAGATTCAAAAAAAATGTTTACCGATAAGGTTGTCCCTATATCCAATAGGCTGCCTTTCTTTTTTAAACCCATACAGGATGGTATGGATAAACCAAAAACTGAATTAGCTTTTAGGATACCAGCCTCTAAGATTACTAAAAAAAATATGTATCAGGCTGTTGACAATGAGTTAACGGGATTAGACACTACTATTGACTGGAAGAATACAGATGATAACTCCTATGACGGGGAAAAGCTTTTGCTTCTAGTACATGATGAGAGTGGTAAGTGGATTAAACCTAATAACATCTTAAATAACTGGAGGGTAACTAAAACTTGTTTAAGGTTAGGTAGTAAAATTATTGGTAAGTGTTTGATGGGCTCTACCTCAAACGCATTAGATAAGGGAGGAAGTAACTTTAAAAAGCTTTATGAAGATTCAGGTGTAAATAAAAGAAATGCCAACGGGCAAACAAAAAGTGGCATGTATTCTTTGTTTATTCCTATGGAATTAAACATGGAGGGTTTTATAGATTTATATGGACATCCGGTTCTTAGAGCTCCAAAAGAAAAAGTAAAAGGTGTTGATGGAGAGTGGATTGTAAACGGAGCAATTGACTATTGGCAGGCTGAAGTAGACTCATTAAAGTCTGATGCAGATGCATTAAATGAATTTTATAGGCAATTTCCTAGAACAGAGTCACATGCTTTTAGAGACGAAAGCAAGTCTTCGCTTTTTAATTTAACAAAAATATACCAGCAGATTGACTACAACGATTCCCTTATAATGGACCATCATTTAAATAGAGGTAATTTTTATTGGGAGAATGGTATTAAAGATACAAAAGTTGCTTTTAGCCCTGACAGTAGGGGAAGGTTTTTAATTAGCTGGATACCTCCAAAGCAATTGCAGAATAATGTTATTGACAGAAAGGGAATTAAGTTTCCAGGGAACGACCACATAGGAGCTTTTGGATGTGACTCATATGATATATCGGGTACAGTAGGCGGCGGTGGCTCTAATGGGGCGCTTCACGGAATTACTAAATTTAGTATGGAAGAAGCTCCGGCAAATGAGTTTTTTTTAGAGTATGTAGCAAGACCACAGACAGCAGAAATATTTTTTGAAGAGGTTTTAATGGCTTGTGTTTTTTATGGAATGCCTATTCTTGTTGAGAACAATAAGCCTAGGTTGCTTTACCATTTAAAAAACAGAGGGTATAGGGGATTTTCAATGAATAGACCTGATAAACATTTTGCTAAGTTGTCAAAAACAGAAAAAGAACTAGGGGGCATGCCCAATAGTTCTGAAGATGTAAAGCAGTCTCATGCCGCAGCAATTGAATCTTACATAGAAAAAAATGTAGGAATAGATTTTGATGGTAACTTTAGAGAGGCTGGAGACATGGGTTCTATGCTGTTTCTTAGGACTTTAGAAGATTGGGCTAAGTTTGATATTAACAACAGAACTAAGTTTGATGCGAGCATTAGCTCGGGACTTGCTATTATGGCTACGCAAAGGCATATGTATCAAGTGGAGAAAAAACAATCAAAAATAAACCTTAACTTTGCGAGGTATACAAATAAGGGAACTTTAAGTGAATTAATTAGATAGATGAAGGATGTTACAATAGACATTGCATCTGCAGGCTTTCCAAGTCAGTTTGTTTCGGATGCTGAAAAAGCTACAAACGAATTTGGTTTACAGATAGGACAGGCTATTCAATACGAATGGTTTAAAAAAGATGGAAACCAGTGTAGATATTATAATCAATGGCGAGACTTTCACAGGTTGCGCTTATATGCTAGAGGCGAGCAGTCAGTAGCAAAATACAAAAACGAATTAGCAATTGATGGAGACTTGTCTTATCTAAATTTAGATTGGACACCTGTTCCTATACTCCCAAAGTTTGTTGACATTGTAGTCAACGGAATGCAAGACCGAGAGTTTAAAGTTAAAGCTTATGCTCAAGATGCATTATCTCAGGCTAAAAGGAGCAAGTATCAAGATATGATTGAAGGTCAAATGGCCGCTAAAGATATTCTAACTACTATACAGGAGCAGACGGGGGTAGACCCGTTTATAATGGACCCTGAAGATTTGCCTTCTTCTGATGAAGAGCTTTCACTTTATATGAACCTCAACTATAAACCTGCAATAGAGATTGCAGAAGAAGAGGCGGTAGATACTATGTTTTCAGAAAATCATTATGATGATATTCGTAAACAAATAGACTATGACTCTACAGTTATAGGAATGTCTGTAGCTAAACATGAATTTTTACCCGGAGCTGGAGTTCAAATATCATATGTAGACCCAGCTAATGTTGTATACAGTTATACTGAAGACCCACATTTTAAAGATTGTTTTTACTGGGGTGAAATTAAAACATTGCCTATAGGTGAGTTATTAAAGATAGACCCTAGTCTTACTCGTGAAGACTTAGAAGAAATATCTAAATATAGCCAGAGCTGGTATGACTATTATAATGTAGCGCAGTTTTATGAGAATGATATTTTTTATAGAGACACTTGCACTCTAATGTATTTTAATTATAAAACCACCAAGAAGATGGTTTATAAGAAAAGAATACTTGAAGGCGGGGGCTCTAAGATGATAGAAAAAGACGATACTTTTAATCCTCCACAAGAAATGATGGAAGATGGAAAGTTTGAAAAAATAGAAAAAACCATTGACGTATGGTATGATGGTGTAATGGTTATGGGTACTAATATTATTCTCAAGTGGGAACTTGCTAAGAATATGGTTAGACCTAAGTCATCATCACAACACGCTTTACCAAATTATGTTGCCGTAGC